TTTGCCACACTTAAACTGATCACTGGGGAAGAGATTCTTGGTGAAGCATTAGTTAGTGAAGATCCTGATACTAAAAAAGATATGATCTTCATGCAGAACCCTGCTAGAACAAAGATCGTTGAACTTGAAGTAGATTCAGAAGATGCATCCCAAAAGGTTGCAATGGGATTCATGAAATGGATGAACTTCTCTGATGAGGATTTCTATGTAATTGATGCTCAGTCTGTTGTATCGATTGCACCTATGTCTGATGAAGCAATCATGCTTTATAAGAGATGGATCAAAAAAGAATTTAAAAAAGAAGTACACGATGAAGCAGAGGTACCCATCAATAAGAGCATGGGTCTCATTTCTAAGGTAGAAGATGCAAGGAAACTTCTAGAACGCATCTTCAAAGATGCATCTCTCTAAGCCACTTAAAGATACTGTGTTTCTGAACCCTTACAGTGTTGAGTATAATGATTTATTATTGTCTTGTCAAGCCCTTGTCACCTTGTCACTTCGTCACTTGACAAATCTGTCTTGATAAGTTAACATTATGTCATCCGTGAGTACCCTTATGTCTATGCTAATGCCACGGAAGAACGCCAAAAAGAAAGAACACTATGTAGATAACAAACAGTTCTTACATGAACTGATTATTTACCGTAACAAGTGTGCAGTCGCCAAAGATAAAGGACTGCCCAAACCTCGTGTCTCTAATTACATTGGTGAATGCTTCCTTAAAATTGCAACCCACCTATCGTATCGTCCGAACTTCATCAACTACATGTACCGAGAGGACATGATTGGTGATGGTATCGAAAATTGTATTCAATACATTCATAACTTTGATCCAGAGAAATCTTCTAATCCGTTTGCATATTTCACACAGATTGTATACTATGCATACCTAAGAAGGATTGCTAAGGAGAAGAGGCAGCAAGCAATCAGAGAGAAGATCCTAGAACGTAAGGGATATGAAGAGGTTTTCCACACAGATGACCTTGACAATATCGCTGACATGAACTATATTAAGTCTCGTGTCGAGACCAATACGAGGTACTGATGTCCACAAAGCAAAGTTTGATCGGTGACTATTGGAGCGGTGGTTCCTCAGGTAAACAAACTCAGCGTCTAATTGCTGAGTTGACTGATAAGTTGAAAGGTATTACGTATACCCAAACATGCACAACAGCAGAGGGAACTACTTACAAGAAACTTGTTATTGAATATGAAGATTCTTCTAATAACTGATCAACACTTTGGTGCTCGGAATGATAGTCAAGTCTACATTGACCAGTACCGAAAGTTTTATACTAAGACAGTTCTTCCTTACATTGATAAGCATAAGATCACTGATGTGATTGCTCTTGGAGATACTTTTGATAGGCGTAAGTCCATCAACTTTAACTCTCTGGAAGCAGCGAAAGAGATGTGGTTTGATCCACTGAGAGATCGTAATGTCCACATGCATATGCTTGTAGGCAATCATGATATCTTCTATAAAAATACTCTCAGGATTAACTCACCAAGGTTACTCCTTAGTGACTATGACAACATTACCGTCGTGGACGATCCTACTGAACTATCCATTGGTGGTATTTCTATACTTCTTTTGCCTTGGATATGTGACGACAATAGAAAAAGATCCATGGATCTTATCTCAACAAGTGATTCAACTGTCTGTCTGGGCCATCTTGAACTTAATACTTTTGAACCTATTCCTGGATATACGATGGACCATGGAGATGATCCCGATGTATTCGATAGGTTTGACTTAGTATGTAGTGGACACTTCCATCACATATCTTCTAAAAAGAATATTAAATACCTCGGTAATCCGTACCAAATGTTCTGGAATGATTACGGTTGTGAACGTGGGTTTCATGTACTAAATACTAAAACTACAAAACTTAGTTTTGTAAAGAATCCCAACACGATGTTTCATAAAATCTACTATCGTGATAGTGAAACAGCGACCATTGATTATAAAAAACTCAAAGGTAGTTATGTAAAATTAATTGTCGAAAAGAAACAAGATCAAATTCTCTTTGATAAGATACTCAGAGAGATTAACAACAGTGATGTTGCTGATCTTAAAATCCTTGAAGATACTTTTGTATGTTTGGATGAGGTTGACGATTCTCTGGAACAGGAAGACACACTAACTATGTTGCAGAACTGTGTAACAGAGATCGATAACAAAGATGAAGTGTTTGGTATTTTAAAATCATTGTATGTCGAAGCACTTAGACTCTAAAATGTTCGTATTAGTTGACAAAAGTAGCGGCGGGGTGTATGCTGTCAAAGACAGTGGCATCCAAGAAAAGGTTGTTCAAATCTTCGAGCAAGAGGATGACGCCGAACGTTACTATGGTTATCTAAAAGCAGATGATTATAAACGTAAACTCGAAATCATGGAAGTCGAAGAAGAGATTGTCAAAGATAACTGTACCAACTATGGATACAGTTACACAATTATTACACCCAACGACATTGTGTTTCCCCCGAAAGACGTAGATTAGTATGATTGTTTTTGAGACTATTCGCTGGAAGAACTTCCTGTCCACTGGACAACAGTTCACCGAAGTGAATTTGAGTGAGTCACCATCTACATTAGTCGTAGGCAATAACGGCGCAGGCAAGAGTACCATTCTTGATGCGCTTTGTTTTGTTTTGTTCAACAAACCGTTTCGTAAGATCACGAAACCCCAGTTGATGAATAGTGTAAACGAACGTGAACTTTTAGTAGAGGTTCAGTTCAAAATTGGCACTATCTCTTATAAAATAGTTCGTGGTATCAAACCAACGGTGTTTGAGATCTACCGTAATAACGAACTGGTGGACCAAAATGCAGCGAACAAAGACTATCAAAAGTACCTTGAACAAAGCGTACTTAAACTTAACTACAAATGTTTCACTCAGGTTGTTATTCTCGGCAGTAGCACTTTTGTGCCTTTTATGCAGTTGCCTGCTGGTCATCGAAGAGAGGTTATCGAGGATCTTCTAGACATTCAAATCTTCTCACAGATGAATGGGTTGCTCAAAGAGAGAATCAAGGATGCTAAGGATGAGCAACGTCAGTGTGAGTATGAACTAGAACTTGCACAGACAAAAGTTGACATGCAAGTTCGTAATATTGCCAACCTACAAAGTGTTGACAAGCAACACATTGAGAACCAGCAACAGAAGTTTGTTACTAATGAAAATCGTATTGTAGATATTAACTTACGCATCAAGGAAGTCGAAAAAGATATTTCACTTATTGAACCTGAGATCCAAAAACTAGATCATGCTGTTGAGAAGCATGAAAAGTTTAAGGACATGAAGTCTAAGATCTATCACAAGTTGAATACATCTAAGAAGAACTATGACTTCTTTGTGGAGAATCAAACTTGTCCTACATGTACTCAGGAGATTGATAGAGATCTTCGTCAATCCAAACAAGCAGAACTTAATCAGAAGTGTGTTGAACTGACTGATGCAGGGTCACAGATCATGGGTCAGATCAACACTCTCAATAAGAACATCAAAGAACTGCGTGAGAAAGCAAGTCAGATTAATGAGTATAGGTATGAGATTCAATCTCTCACCAAGGAAGAGATGCTTCTGTTGAAAGACAACACTTCTATCATGACTGAGGTAGGTAGCGATACCTCTAACTTAGAGAAAGAGAAGCAAGATCTTGAAATCATGACACAAGCACTTGACAACAAACTCATTTCGTGTTCTAATATAAACAAGCAGACGGATCATCTTAAAACGGTTGCTAACCTCTTGAAGGATGGTGGGATTAAGACTAAGATTATTTCTAAGTTCATTCCTCTCATCAATCAGAGAATCAATAAGTATCTTCAAAGCATGGATTTCTATGTGAACTTCACGCTTGATGATAGTTTTAACGAGAAGATTCTTTCTCGTTTCCGTGATGATTTTTCTTATGCTTCTTTCTCAGAAGGAGAGAAGCAAAAGATTGATCTGGCGCTGTTGTTCACTTGGCGAGAAGTCGCTGCTTTGAAGAACAGTGTGAGTACCAACCTTCTTCTACTTGATGAAGTGTTTGACTCTTCACTCGATCAGTCTGCTACGGATGAACTGATGCGGATTTTGAAAGGTCTTGGAGAGAAGACTAATCTCTTTGTGATATCACACAAAGGAGAAGTGCTCTATGATAAATTTGAGCGAATCGTAGAGTTCTCCAAAGAAGGTGACTTTTCAACTATGTCAGCGGTACAAGGATGAAGCACATACTCTTCACCTTGCGTCAATGTGATAGTGAATTACTAGATGATGAATCTTACATTCGCGACATGCTGGCAAAAGCAGCGGAGTGTGCAAACAGTACACTCCTAGGTATCCAATCATATAAGTTCTCTCCACAAGGCGTGACTGCTATTGCTATGCTTGCTGAGTCTCATATCAGCATTCATACATGGCCCGAGACAGGTGAAGCAGTATGCGATGCCTTTACTTGTGGAGACCATACGGATCCACACGATGCTTTCATCTTTATGAAATCTTCGTTGCTGAGTAAGCGATGGGTATATCAGACAGTGAAACGACCAGTCATATAAGTGGCACCCCTCTACGTCCTGATGGACTAGGGGGGTTTATACTATCTGTATACACACGAGGGCACATGAAAAAGGAGATCAAGAGTACACTGGCACGTTTGCTTGCTACCGAGAACCTCCTGGTGGAGCACAAGCAAGTACCGACAGCATCCTTTGATGTTCATAAGCGTCTCTTGACTCTCCCTATGTGGAATCGTGCAAGTGATACTGTCTACGATCTGCTCGTAGGACACGAGGTGGGTCATGCATTGTACACACCTGACGATGACACCCTTGATAATCTCCCATGCCCTAAGGATTACTTGAATGTAACTGAGGATGCACGTATCGAGAAACTGATGAAGCGTAAGTATCCTGGTCTTGCCAAGGATTTCTATCGTGGGTATCAGGAACTGAATGATGATGACTTCTTCGCTATCGAAGACCAGGATCGTGAAACTCTGTCTCTCATCGATCGTATCAATCTACACTATAAGATTGGTGCTTATGCACTGATGCCATTCAATGCCTCTGAGACCCCTCTGTGTGCTGCTGTGGGGGATGCTGAAACGTTTGAGGAAGCGATTGCTGCTGCTGTTGCTATTTACGAATTTGCTAAGAAAGAACAAGAGTCTAAACCAGCAGCACCTATGAACCTTCCACCTAATCAAGGTGGCAGTGGTATGACTCATGAGGAGATGCTTGAAGAAGCACAGAAACGTGAGCAGGAGAATGAAGAAACTAAAAGTTCTAGTGAGAAAGATCAGGAAGTATCTCGTCCATGGTTTACTGAGGACGAACCTGATACCGAGACTGAACGTAATGATGATGATGCACAACTAGATGTCCCATCGTATGAGTACATCCAACCAAATATCGAGAATGCTACTACTCAGCGTAACTTTGATAGGAATGCGTCTGAACTGATCGATAAGTATGCTAATGAATTTGAGTATGTTACTTTCCCTAAAATCAATTTCAAGAATACTATTGTTCCTAATACACAATTGTGGGATGAGGCAGAGATTTTTTGGGAAGAATACTATGAAGATTTTGACAGAGATGTGTGGAGTGAAGTTGATTCGGAGTTTACAAATTTCTGTAACAACACATCCAAAGATGTAAACTATCTGGTCAAAGAGTTTGAGTGTAAGAAATCTGCTACATCGTATGCTCGCTCATCGACAGCACGTACAGGAGTTCTTGATACAAACAAACTTCACAACTACAAACTGAGTGAAGATATCTTTAAGAAAGTGACTCGCACTACTGATGGTAAGAACCACGGTCTTGTATTCCTACTTGACTGGTCTGGTTCTATGGCAAACGAGATCTTTGAGACTATCTGTCAGGTCATCAACCTTGCACAGTTCTGTAAGAAGGTTGGTATTCCTTTTGATGTCTACACGTTTGTCAATGATCATAGTCTGTTGAAGTTCTTTGGTGTTGACTCTGACACTTCTATGGCAAACCTTCCTAAGGTTGCAGAATCTGGTGTAGGTGCCTTCTGGGTTGACCCTCGGTTCAAGTTAGTCAACGTATTGACCAGCGAGGGTAATCAAAATAACTTCAAACGTCAATGCAACTTCCTGTATAGGGTAGGAAACTACTGGAATGATCGTAGAAATATGTATAAATTCCGTCCTACACCTCCTCCATTCATGGGTTTGGGTGGTACACCATTGAATGAAGCATTGATTGTGATGCGTGAGTACCTAGGAGTCTGGCAAAAGAAAGCAGGTGTGGAGAAATCTCACCTGGTTGTCTTGACTGATGGAGAGTCACAGTGTACTTGGATCGCAAAAGACCCTACTGATAGTCACTATTTTGATGAACCATATCCTTCTGCTATTCGTGGTGAGAGTGTGATCCGAACGAAAAATAGGTACTACTCTGACATCAAAGATCCACATCAGTCAATGACCAGGGGACTGATTAGGGTTATTCGTGACACATATCCTGAGTGTTCTGTCATGGGTTTCCGTATTTGTTCATCACGTCACCTGACTTCATATCTCAATGCCTTAGGTATGCATGGTTTTGATGTACATGCAAAGTATTCCAAAATGTTCCGAAGGGATAAGTCTGTTGCCATTGTTGGTTCCTGTTATAACGAACTGTATTGCATACAATCTAGTTCTTATAATTCTGATGTGGAAATGGATGTTGCTGAGGATGCAACCAAAGGTCAGATCCGATCTGCTTTCAAAAAATCTTTGAAGTCGAAGAGTATCAATCGTAAGATGCTCTCCTCCTTTGCTGGACAAATCGCGTAGTGTCCACTCTGCCCCTGACTCTGCCCCAATCTGCCCTATACTTACTTCATACGAAACAAACCAATGCCTGCCAAGTCTGACCTCAACACTATCGATCTGATCAAGTACCTTACAGCAACCTATGCTACTCCTGAGGTAAATACTAATCAGGTACTCGCTGCTGCTGATCACTTTGGTGTTTCTTATCCCACTGTGTGTCAGCGATTGGAAAAGTTCAAATCAGGTCGTGGTAAGTGGAACCTTACTGCGACAGAACTCGAAGAGACCTATAACGCTCCGTCTGCTGCCCCTGCTGTTGAGACTTCTACCTTGATTCCTATCAAAGACAAAAACTATGTACCGTTCGGAAACTTCACTGATCTGAAAAAGATCATTAAGTCTGGTGTATTCTATCCAACGTTCATCACTGGACTGTCTGGTAACGGTAAGACCATGGGTGTTGAGCAAGCATGTGCTGCTCTCGGACGAGAACTGATTCGTGTAAACATTACTATTGAAACTGATGAAGATGACCTCGTGGGTGGTTTCCGTCTTGTGGGCGGCGATACTGTTTGGCATAATGGTCCCGTCATTGAAGCACTCGAACGAGGTGCAGTCTTGCTACTCGACGAAATCGATCTCGCCTCAAACAAAATCCTATGTCTGCAATCTATTCTTGAAGGGTCGGGAGTTTATTTGAAGAAGACAGGTAGGACTGTCACCCCGTCACCTGGGTTTACTGTGTTTGCTACCGCCAACACCAAGGGTAAGGGTTCTGATGATGGTCGTTTCATCGGCACCAACGTGCTGAACGAGGCATTCTTGGAGCGTTTTCCTCTGACATTTGAGCAAGAGTATCCTGCTCCTGCTATTGAGAGTAAAATGCTCAACAATTACTGTGCTGAACTTGATTGCTGTGATGCAGAGTTCATTAAGAACCTCACCACTTGGGCAGAGATCATCCGTAAGACCTTTGCTGAGGGTGGTGTTGATGAAGTGATCTCAACACGTCGTCTGGTCCACATCATTCGTGCATTCTCTATCTTTAACAATCGTTTGAAGGCAATTAAACTCTGCCTGAACCGTTTCGATGACGAGACTCGCGATTCTTTCTTGGAATTGTACTCTAAGATTGACTCTGATGTTGAAATCAATCCTACTATCCTTGATTCCTGATGCTATATCGTACACAAATCCTTGATGACTCTGGTATATCCAAAGTCCTTTCCCAAGTTGATCCCGTCCTAGTCTTGAATTCACATAAGAACGTAGATGAAGATAAGGGTATCGAACCTGACTTGCTAGATGACTACATCGAAGACTCTATGCAACCAGAACTGACTCTCACCTGTGGTAGATCAGGTTTTACTTTCAAAAAGTACAACCCTGGTCAAGATTATGACTGGCATCAGGACGAGGTTACCTCTGATGATGGTCTGAGGTTGGATGTATCTACCACCTTGTTTCTCAGTAACCCTGATGAATATGAAGGTGGTGAGTTGGAGTTGCGTTTTGGCGACTTTGGTGTTAGTATTAAACTTCCAGCAGGCCACGCTGTAATCTATCCGACTGGTATCATCCATAGAGTACGACCAGTTACATCAGGTGTCCGTAGGGTAGTTCATTGGTGGGACGAATCCAACGTCCAGAACCCTTTTAGGAGGGATGCCATTGTACAACTCAACAAACAACCTGAACGCATCGATCTACACACTGCTACACTTGAACGATTCTGTTAATTATGAACAAATACAATGAGGATGAAATCCTTAAAGAACTTAAAGATT